TGACACTCCAATACTAAATTCAACAGCTACAAGTGCTAGTCCTGCTGATACTGACTTTAATTTTCAAGATGTAACCTTTAAATCTAAGTTTGGAACGTCAAACCAAACTGCGATGAGTGGTATTCCTTCTGAAAGTAGATCACCTACTGCCGTTGGAGTTACTGTAACTACTTCTGCTCCTGTTACCAGACAAGTTACTAATACAGATGTAGATGCAATTATTGTTACTCTGACTTGGCCTCAGATACAGGTAGCTGAAGATGACGGAGATATTAGAGGAGATACTGTTGAATATAAAATACAGGTTCAATATAATTCTGGTGGATATACAGATGTCATAAGTACCTCTGTTAGTGGAAGAACAGCAGATGCTTATGCTAGAGATCATAGAATAAATGTTACTGGTGCTTTTCCTGTTGATATAAGAGTAGTTCGAGTTACAGCAGATAGTACAGATGCAAATAGGATTAATGCTTTTCAATTTACTAGCCTTCAAGAAGTTATAGATAACAGTTCAACTTATGCTAATAGTGCTTATGTTGCTCTTCGTTTAGATAGTAAACAGTTCAATCGAATACCTACAAGAAAATATCGTATAAGAGGAGTAAAAGTAAGAATACCAGGAGCAGGAGCATCTAGTTCTGGCACTCCAACTGTGGACAATGCTACGGGCAGGATAGTGTACCCAAGCGGATATATTTTCAATGGAGTTATGGGTGCTGCTGTTTACACTAACTGCCCTGCGATGTGCTTACTTGATTTGCTTACAAACACTAGATATGGGCTAGGAGATCATGTCACTGATAGTAATTTAGATTTATTTAGTTTTGTAGCTGCCAGTAAGTTTGCAAACGAAGAAGTAGATGATGGAACAGGATCAGGTGCAAAAGAAGCTAGATTTAGTTGTAACGTCAATATTCAGAGTCCAAAAGAAGCATTTGCAGCAATAAATGATTTAGCAGGTGTTATGAGATGTATGCCAATATGGTCTGCTGGTTCTGTAACCATATCTCAAGACAAACCAACTACATCTAGCTATCTATTTAATTTAGCTAATGTAGGAGAAACAGGATTTACTTATCAGGGAAGTAGCCTAAAACAACGTCACTCTGTTGTTTCTGTTAGCTACTTCAATATGGATTCTAAGGAAGTAGATTTTGAAGTAGTAGAAGATGCAACTGCAATATCAAAACTTGGAACAATAGTAAAACAGGTAAAAGCATTTGCTTGTACTTCTCGTAATCAAGCTGCAAGATTAGGTCGTGCAATACTCTTCGCTGAACAGAATGAATCTGAAACTTGCACTTTTACAACTTCAATAGATGCAGGAATTGTTGTCAGACCTGGTTCTGTTATTGAAATAAACGATCCAGTAAGAGCAGGAGCAAGAAGAGGTGGTCGTGTTGTAGCTGCAACAACTACGACTATTACTATTGATGCACTTGAACAAACAGGATTACCAGTGCTTAATGACAATCCAACAATAAGCGTAATTCTTCCTGATGGAACAGTAGAGATAGGTTCAATATCCGATTTTACAGGTGCAGTTCTTACAGTTAACAGTGTTACAAAACCTGATGGCACAACTGCTTCTGCTTTTACTTCCGCACCAAATGTAAATTCACCTTATCTAATATCTAGTACAACATTGCAAACTCAATTATTTAGAGTTATTCAAGTTGAAGAACAAGATGATATTAATTATGTAATTTCAGCCTTGTCCTATGTCGAAGGTAAATATGCGTTTATTGAAGATGGAACTGCGTTACCAACAAGAACTATATCTATATTAAATCAACCAGCCAGCCCTCCAAGTGCGTTAACAGTTTCAGAACAAACAGTTGTTATAAATAGTATTGCCAGAAGTAAACTTATTGTTGATTGGCAACCGCAAGTAGGTGTCACTCAATACCTTGTTAACTACAAAATTGAAAACGGTAATTATGTTTCTCAAACTGTATTTAGTAGTGATTTTGAACTCTTAGATACTGTAAAAGCAACTTATACATTCCAGGTATTTTCTTACAATGCTTTAGGAGAAATATCTACGAATGCAACTGAAACAACATTTACTGCTCAAGGTAAAACAGCACTGCCAGATAATGTACAAAATTTAACTATTGAACCTATAAATGAACAATTCGTAAGACTTAGATTTAAACAAGCTACTGCTATAGATGTTTTACACGGTGGTCGTGTTTATGTAAGGCATACAAATCAAATAGGTGGTGGTGCTACATTCCAAGCTGCTCAAGACGTTATTGAAGCTGTGGCTGGTAATGCTACAGAAGTCATAGCTCCAGCATTAGAAGGAACTTATCTTCTTAAATTTCAAGATGATGGAGGTAGATTTAGTGCGGTTGAAGCTAGTACAACTCTTTCAGTAGTAAATCTTTTAGATTCTGTTGTTGTTGAAACTGACAGAGAAGATACAGATGGAACACCATTTAACGGAACCAAAGCAAATGTCGTATATGATTCATCTCTTGGCGGATTAAAACTTACAGATCCCACAGCAAACGCTACTGGTACTTATGATTTTGTAGATACTTTAGATCTTGGTGATACATTTTCTTTAACATTAAAACGATATTTTCAAGGAGTTGGTTTTTATACAGGAGATCAGTTTGACAATAGAACAGATAATATTGACACCTGGACAGACTTTGATGGTTCTATAGCTAATGATGCTAATGCAAAAATAGCTGTGAGAACTACAACAGATAATCCAAGTGGATCACCTACATATACATCATTTAATGATTTTGCTAATGGAACATTTAGAGCTAGAGGATTTCAATTTAGAATTACATTAGAAACAAATGATACCGCACAAAATATGAACTTACAGCAAGCAGGATATTCAGCAACGATGCAATCAAGAACTGAGCAATCATCAGTTATAGCTTCTGGAGCAGGAGCAAAAGCAGTTACATTTACAGCACCATTTTTTGTTGGAACGTCTGCACTTGGCAATCTTAATAGTTTTTTGCCTGCAGTTAGTATATCAGCACAGAATATGGCATCAGGCGATTATTTTGAACTTAGCAGTATATCTGGAACTGGCTTTACAGTTCACTTTAAAAACTCAAGTAATGCTAGTATTGATAGGAACTTTACCTACAGTGCTGTTGGTTTTGGCAAAGGAGGGTAACATGGAGGAAAATAGTATTTAATTGTGGCTGACGTAACTAATTACACTATTGAAAATGCTTCTGGAGCCAACGTAAGAACTGATCTTAATAATGTTTTTGCTGCGATCCAGTCAAGTAATTCAAAGTCATCTGACTTAGCTTCAAGCCAATGTGTAGCTGGTATGCCTTTTTTAAATACCACTACAAATATTTTGAAGATAAGAAATTCAAGTAATGGTGCTTTTACTGAAATAGGAAATATAGATGAGGCTAATTTAGGCTTATTGTCAAAAGCTGGTGGCACAATGACAGGTGCCTTGTTAATAGATGATTCTACAAGTGCATCAACTCCAGCATTAAGTTTTGATGGAGACACAGATTTAGGATTATTTAGAAAATCTGCAAACGTAATGGGATTTTCTTCCAGTGGTACAGAACGTATGATATTTGATGCTAATGGATTGACGCTCCAGGCACAAAATGATCTAAGGTTTGCTGATGCTGATAGTAGTCATTATGTAGGATTTCAAGCACCAGCTACAGTATCTTCTAGTCTGACTTGGACATTACCTTCTGCTGATGCTGCTGTCGCTGGCTATGCACTTGTATCTGACGCATCTGGTACGTTAAGTTGGGCTGCTGCTGGAGCAGGTGCAGTTGGTGGAGGTGGCAATGAAATATTCTGGGAAAATGACCAAACTGTTACGCAGAACTATACAATTACAAATGGTAAAAATGCTGGAAGTTTTGGGCCAATAGAAATTCAAAGCGGAGCTACTGTTACTGTTGGTGCAGGAGAAACATGGACTATAGTATAAAAATCTGTATAATAAACTTAAGTAAAAACATGGAGGGTCGTAAGTAAATAATGGCTGTAGTTATAAACGGAAACGGAGCAGTTACAGGACTTACAGCCTTGCCAGACTCAGCAATGGCAACTGGTTCTGTAATTCAAACTGTGAGTAAAATTAAAACTGGAGGCAATTTTAGTACTTCATCAACTTCAGCACAGCATGTCTCTGATTTTGATGCTGATTTAACACTAGCGAGTAGTAGTAATAAAGTTTTTATTTTAATAACTGGCGGATTTATTTCACAAAGCAGTAATTATGAAAATAGAGTTCATATAAAATTATATGAAGGTTCTGTTCAAAGTAGTGATGAAATTTTTGACGTTTATCATGGAGGTTTAACCTTACAATCGTCAACAAGTCATCATTTTCAAGGTGCTGCGGGTGCAGGTTTTTATCATAGCCCTGCGAAAACTAATCCGACTTATAAACTTTCTATAGAGTGTCAGGCAGGTGGGTCAAGTCACACAATATTTGCTTTAGATAATAGGGCTGTAGTTACTTATTTTGAGGTGGTAGCATGAGTTTAGACCATGACGCAGTAAGAAAAGCGTACCCTGATGTCGTTACTATTAATAAGGATAAAGCGTATAAAGAAGATGGAACTGAAGTAACCCTTGTTCAATCTAATATTGACGCTGCAAGGGTAACACTAGATGCTGAAGCGGTTGCAAATAAATATAAGACCGACAGGACAACTGATGGCTCTACTGTTTACGCTTCTTTTGGAGATCAACTTGATATGTTGTATAAGGATATAGTTGCAGGTAAACTAGATACAACTGGAACGTGGGCGACCCACATCAAAGCCGTTAAAGATGCTAATCCAAAACCATGAGTCAAATCAAACTAAAACATAGCGGTGGTAATGGTGTAATAATAGCTGCACCTAGTTCAAACCCTGCTGCTGATCGGACAATTACATTACCATCAAATGCTGATGGAACAATGTTGACAACAACAAATCCAAAGTCAGGAAGTATAATTCAAGTTGTAAGTGTCTCTGACACTATTAGAGAATCAGTAGGAACAATCAGTGTTTCTTCAAGTTATGTTGACACACCTTTTACTGTTGATATTACTCCAGCAAGCACATCTAGTAAAATTTTAATTAGTGGGTTTTTTATGGGAGAACCCGCTAGTAATGAACATCAACTAATGTTTGCTGTAAAAAGGGCAATATCAGGAGGAGCAACAACAACTATTGAAGGTGCGAGTTCTGGTAGTAGAGGAACTTGTATATCAGTACCTAATCAAGGTTATTTTGCAGATAATAACGATTCAACCCCGTTTAATATTTCATTTAATGGTTTGTTAGATTCCCCTAGTACAACTTCTGCTGTTACATACACAATGGTGGTTAAAACACCGAGTTCAACTTTTAATTTAAACTATAACAAAACTGTAGCTGATACTGATAGCTCATCATATGAACGTGGTTTAAGCTGGATAACAGTAATGGAGGTAGCAGGTTAATTATGTCAGAACTTAAAGTCAACAGTATAAAAGGAACAGGAGCTAGTACAGCAGCTATCACGATTGATAGTTCTGCTGGAACGTGTTCTGCCAATCTTACTAATAATCTAAGTAATAGAAATTTATTAATTAATGGTGCTCATATCATTTGGCAAAGAGCAACAAGTATTGCTGGTGGTAGTGATTTAGATAATTTTCAAAGAGCAACCGACAGATTTTGGTTATATTCTCCTAGTTCTACTTCTGGTACTGTTGGTCAATCAACTGATGTACCTTCTGGTTTTTTATATTCAACCCATAATAATTTAGATGCAGAATGTATTATTGGAACAAATGTAGAGCTTCTTAAAGTTGGTTCAGATGCACCTTTTGTTAATGGTGAATCTTTAACTTTATCTTTTTATATAAAAAGTACATCAGCTAGAAGTGGTGTAGCAATAGATATATCTACAAGAGATAATTCAGGTGGTACAGGGTCAGTAACAAGAGCAACTAGCCCTACTTTTGATTCAACGACAAGCTGGACAAGAGTTGAGAAAACTTTTACTTTAACTGGAACAGTTGGTAGTAGTAATGCCTGTTTACAGTTTCAAATTACTTTGGCGGTAGGAGATAAAGTAACAGGCTTTCAACTTGAAAAAAATAGCTTTGCAACAGATTTTGAATTTAGGTCATTTGGTGAGGAATTATTGAAGTGTCAACGATATTGCTATGCCGACAGAGGGAGTGAGGATTATCATTCAGTTGCACAAGGTCATTTTAATGGCACAGGTACAGCTATAGCTATGTTATATACACCAGTTTGCATGAGAGCAGCACCCACTCTTTCATATCCTGTTGGTACTTGGATTTTTAGTGGAGATTTTGGAACTGCACCTCAATCAAATATTTATCCAACAGATAATATTGGTGGAGTAAATGCTTTTCAAATAAGAGGTACTGTATCATCAGGTCAATCAGGAGAAGGTTTTTTATTAAGGACTTCTTCTGCTGGACATACTTGGATTTTAGATGCGGAGCTTTAAATTATGGCATACCCAACAGACCCTATTTACAAACTAATAAAAGACTCTTGGGAAAACAGAGAAGTTTGTGTAATGAAAAAAGAGGGAGACAATACTTTGTATATCCCGATAACTCCTGGTTCAAATGGCAATAAAGATTATCAAGAGTACCTTGATTGGGTAGCAGAGGGAAATACTGCGGAGGCTGCAGATTGATGGCGATAGCACCTGGTACATATAATATGACTGTTCAAAGAAGGTCAGATCACAGTGTTCCTATTGTCTTAAAAGATAATTCTGGAACGGCAATCAACTTAACAGGATTTACAGTAGCAGCACAGGTATGGGATGAATCACGTTCCACAAAAT